TCTCTAAAGTTTTCTTGAAGTAGTATCTTGGCTTGTGCCGATGCTAATTCTTCATATTCGCTACCTTGCCAAACTTGTAAAGATATTACCTTTCTCAATCTTAGTTGGGATAGTTGAATAAAACCAACATATCCTCCATAATAAGAATGCATTGGTAGTGTCTTGAATTGAAAATCATGGAATTCATTCTTAGTAATAATAGGCCTAAAAGAACGCTTTACTTTATCATCAATAAGTCCCTCGACTCTTTTGATAATTGCACCGACTTGTGCTAAAGTAGGATAAGTAGTGCTAGCAGTAAAAACAGGAACCTGTAATAGATTAGCAACTTCAGTTGCATTAGTATAGAATCCTCTTCCGTCTGTATAACTAGGATTTATTTCTGTAAAATCACTTGGCGATACTGTTACTGACATTATTCAAGTCCTCCTATTAGTCTCTTAATTTTTCTAATGACTTTTCTATATCCACCAATTGTTCTATTTAATTCCCTATTTCTTCTAGGCCTAAGTTGAACTGAAGGTATTTCATATGCCTGCATAAGATAGCCTTTAATTGAGATATTAGTATCTTTGAATGATTCATTTATTTCGTCTATTGGAACTTGTCCTGTTTTATAAGTTATTTTTCCAAACTCGGAAGTGATATCTTCTCCGGTATTTGCATCCAATACTTCTTTTGCCCCTTCTCTTTTAATTCTAGCAATATCTTCTGCTTGTGTTTCTCGGTAAACTCTTTCGTATTCTTGTTTTTTCTTGGGGGAGAGTTTATCGTATTCCTTATCAGTAATTTGTTTTACTTCAATTCTTTGATATTCTTCCTTTTCCTCAGAAGAGAGTTTATCATATTCTCTGTTAGTAATTCGCACACCTTCTCCGTTTTTCCAACCCTCTTTGGTTTTCCAACCTTCGCTTACTTCATAGACATCTGCATCTTCATCTGTTATTCCTTGTTCAAATGCGTCTTTCATGCTAGAATATAATTCCTTAGTTTTGCCCTTTTTGACTTTAAAAGTGACATATACTCTTATTCCCATAACTCTATTATATTCTTTAAGTAAATCAGAATCCTTTGCTTCCTTCTTTACCATTTCAGTAATCTTTTTTACTAAAGTTTCGATTTGGTCATCATTCTCATATGACATGGAAATAGGAGTGCTTTCACCACCTTTTATTGTATATTCAATTGGCTCATCAACTTCTTCCCATTTTTTATTGAAATTGTTGTATTTATAATTTAATTTAGCCTTATTTTTTCCTTGCGCTACTTCTTCAAAAGCGGCTGCAATAAAGCCATCAACAGGATATGCTATGGTGGTAGCAGGTATTCCTACAGCAGTCTCATATTCTTCGTAAGTTAATTTTCTTTCAATTAGTTTTCTTTTATATTTATCTTTTTCTTTGTTAGATAATTTATCATAATCTTCATTACTAATTGTTATACTATTATTTTTCTTACTTATCCACATTGTTTCATCTTCTTCTTGCTCAATAAAACCATCAAAAACATCGCTAACTTTTTTGTTCTCTGATTTGGCTTGCTTTTCTGCGCCGTCATATTCTTTAGAATATTTATCAAACATTTCTTTAATTCTTCTATTTTTTTCGCTTTCGGAAACCTTCTCTCTTTCTCCTGCCATTTGACCTAGTTTACCCATTTCAAAAACTTTGGTTTGAATCGTTCTTTTAGATAATTCATCATTCAATTCTTCTATGAAATCTTCATCTAAACTGAGGTCATATCTCTCTAATGTATCTTCTAATAAATCGAAAGATTGATTTTTAGCCACAGGCTTTACTATATTACCTGACATATTAGATAATACAGATGCTCTTTTTTTGCTTATATCTTCTAATTCATCAGTTAAAGGTCTATCCGAACCTAATTGATTTGGATAGTCAATAATTAAATGTGCTTTATCTTTCAGATTTTTATCCGTCAAAACACTTGTTCCTGTATTTATTTTACCGGTAGGTTCTCCGCCTCTTGTTGATTCTTCTAAAACCAATTCATAATCAAACTTAGGAGAGCGAACAATTTTATCAATTTCTTCTTCGCTTAGTTTCTTTTCTAAGTTTTCTTCTTGGCTTCTTAGATAATTTAATCCCTTAAGTCTTCTAATAACTTCGGGTTTCATTAAATCTTTTAATTTTTTATTTTCAATATATTTTTTATTGGCTTCGTTTTCAACTTGAACATCCTTTGTTTCAAATACATCAACTTCTTTGCCATCAACTTCTTTTGTTCCTGTTTTTGTTGTTTTAGAAGTTCTTCTTCTTTTGATAAAATTACTCCATCCGGGTGATTTTTTTAGCCATTCTGATAAGTCTTCATCAAGGACTTCGCCTATTACTTGTTTTAAAACCGAGGAAAACTCATCCATTTCTTCATCATCATCTTCTAAAGCATATTGAACTGCTAAAATTTTCTTATAGAAAGTGTCATCACTTGGATTACTTAATGCATTTCTAAATTCTATTTTGAAATCGTCTTTGGTTGATGTATCTTCAGTATCAACATAATTGTCTCCCCATAAAAAATCAACCATTTAGGCTCACCTCACATTAACCATTTAGCCCATGCAGCACCTTTTTGTATCGCTGAACCTAAACCTAAGCCTGCTTTTGGTGGCTCATAACTCATTTGTCCTGTTTGTGGGTCTATCCAATATGGCCTACCATATCCATCTGTTCCATTAGGAGGAACAGGATAACCTGTGCCATTATTCATAGCACCCTGCATTTGATTATATTGTTGCATATTACCTGTTACTCCTGCAATAGCAGCACCGGCAGCAATTTGTTGTGTCTGTCCTCCACCAAATCCTTGAGATTCTAGATATTGTTGCTTTGCCATCTTTCTTTGATTTACTACTTCTGCATTAATAGCGGATTGAAGTAGCCTTTGAATATCCAAATCAATATTCTCTTGAGTAATTCTTTCGTATTCTCTCATAGCGTCAGCATCAATTTGTATTGAATTTCCTGTCATTGTAAATTTTAATTTACTTAGCATTTGGGAAACAACTCTCTCAATTACATCTTCCATTAGTTTTTCCAAAGCAGTTAAGAAATGTTCTCCATGATACTGAAAGAATTCCTCAACATGATTATCTTGTAGTGATAACAGATTATTCATTGATTTGAATTGTTGGTCCCCTTGTGCTTGCACTGCTCCTAAAACAGTGCCGTTACTTGTTCCTAATAATCCCATAATTATTCCTCTTTAGTTTCTTCTCTAGTAGGTATCTTTACTCCTTCGTTAATCATTAAGTAATTTAGCCTATCAGTGAGTATATTTATCTCACCAACAATCTCAATTACTTCGTTAGTAGCACTCCTATTATCTCCTAATGAGGGTGGCTTTATTAAATAACCGCTTGCAGTAAGTGTTGCTATATTCTCTTTAGTTAAATGGGTCAAAGGACCACTTTTCAGAACCTTTGGCATCTTAGGAATATATTTAGCAAACTCTAAGCCATGCTTATCCGCAAGTATTGTCTGTTGTAGCATTTCTAATTGCATAAACATAGCAGCGTGTTTAGGGCAATATGTTCCTGCTAATGGCCTACCTTTCACTACATTATCTAGTGGGATAGGAGGTCTTAATGAATCTCCGGGTTCCCATATATGATGAAAACCACAAACTACGCATCTATCTTTTAGATTAAATTTTTTACCATATTTTAATCCCAAAAATTTCTTTGGTTCGGGCTTTAAAACGGCAACTAATTCTTTTAATTGTTTTTTAGGTTTAATTGCTACAAACTTGTATTCCATTATAGAACCGCTTGCTCTTGCTGCTCTCAACGGAGATAAGAATGCAGTTGGTAACATATTTGGATTCTGTCCTATAATATTTGGTTGCTGATACATCTTTTATTCCTCAGTTTTGTTTTATTTTTCTTAGATAAAATGATACTCATTTACTCCTTTCGTTCCAAGACGGTTTCCTTTATTATCAAAAATAATTTTGTTTTTTCTTTTCACTTCTAATAAATTATTTTCTCTTAATATTTTAGTGGTAACATTTTTAATACGGTTCAAGTCCACTTTTCCCCCGCCCTGATTTGCATGAGAAGTATGTTTTTTGGCATAAGACTGATTTATTTCTTCTAGTAGTTGTAAGTATTCATCTGCACTTAAAACCTCACCTTTCATTTCTTTACCTTTGGTTAAAACAATCTCTTTAAGAAAATCATAATTTAATCTCTTTGCTGCTTTTAATACTTCTTCCCACATAGTAATCAATAATCCTTTATCATCGTCATTACGCCTCTATAAACCATTTCGGGTTCTGATTTTGCTGAAACTATATACTTAAAACAAGGTATTCCTTTATCGTTTAATTGTCTCATTCCATACTTAAACGGTTCAAAAATTTCATGTTTGTCTATTGTTTGTCCTTCTTTTAGTGGATATTTTTCTCCCCATATGTCATATTTATTTGCCCATATGCCCACTGCAATAGGATAATCTGAATCTCTTTTTTTTCTGTTAGTGGGCCAAGTATTTGCACATATTGTATCAACTAAAAACTTCCATGCTACTTGATGGTCTAAGTTAGAAGAATTATCTAAGTGTCTATGGTCTATCATAAAAATCACATACTTTACTCTTCTTTTTTGCATGTCTTTAACCCATTCTTTCCAATAGATTGCTTCTCCGCCAACGTCTGCACTTCTAACAGTATGTGAGTCTCCGTCTATTTTAACTGTTTTTCTAGAGGCCCTATGTAATCCTACTGTTCTTTCATTTATTTGAGGCACTTCTCCCCTTGTTCTTAACTGATTACTTAACGTTGTTTTACCAACCATTGTTGCACCATACACACCAAAATTAATTGCATGAACCTTTCTATAAAAACTAATGAATGCTTCTCCTACCAAAATGGCAAAGCCTGTCATCATTGACAAGACTATACCTCCCAACTGTGCCAAAAGGTATCTAATATCCAACCTAGAATATTAATATCGAAGACACCCATAATGTTTCCAATAAAGAAAGAGGATATGGCAGCACAAGTGCCCCAAAACCATGCTCTCATTTTTAGAAATAAAATATCTGCTGAATGCGCTCTTTGCTGATTATATGCATAATCAGAATCAGAAAACCCTAGAAAATCAGAAAACATTTAACCGCCTCACTGAAGAGTAGCGGCTAAAAATTCACTTCCAACAGTGTTATCATCAGTTGTCTCAATGTTAGAATACTGCGGGAAAGTCATTCCACCATATTGCTTTGCGCTTTCCTGCATCTTTCTCAACTGTTGCTCATCTCTTGCTTTCCTTTCCCAATAGGCCGCAATCTTTCTATCAAGTAGCCACATCTCTATTTTATCATTTAGTGCTAAATCAAATAGGGCTTTCATTACCATAATAGCACCTATCGTTCCTAAACCAAATAATACGGAGTGTGCTAAAGGACCATATGGGAATCCTAAACCTATCTGTGCATAAACCATAACGTTAGCACCACTTAATGCACCAACGAAAAGTATAGTCATAACTAATCTAGTATCTTGATTCAATGCAGGCATTTAATTCACCTCAAGCAAATTCAACAGAAACTGCTGCGCCTTCGTCTGTTCCACTACTAATATCCAAATAAAGGCCGTTAGTTGCAATTACACCATGCATATCAAACTCAAGGTTTTCAGTTTGACCTAGAGTAATTCTAGCCAATTCTTTACCCGAAGCAGCCGAAGCATTATCCCATACCTTAATTGTTGTCGGATTTAATCCTGTTAGTGTAGCGTGTATTGAAATAAGTTTACACCTATCACCACTAACAGTTTGACTCGAAGTTAAAACTCCACTACTTCTGCAACTCGACATATGTTTCCACCATTCAACTTTAGGGATAACTCCCACTTAAACCTTATTGGAATTATTCGGACTCTTCGGCCTTTTCAACTACCGGAACAGTTTCTTTTTTGGCCTTAGATTTCCTAGTCTTCTTTGGCAAAAGAAGCGCACACAATTCTTCATGAGTTGTAATATCAGTGCCTAATTCTCTAGAAAGGACTTCAAACATCTCAGTATCTAATTGCATCATTTCTTCTCTATCAGATTCTTCATAGATAAAATCTAGACTAGGATGACTATTACGAACCAAAGCCCCAACTAAGGTTGGGAATGTGACGGGTTCAGAACCTTTTACTAATTCTAAACCCATCACATTCAAAGTAAACGGAGACTCGCTACTCAGTTTTACTTTAACCAATCAAATCCCCTCAGATTTGTCCCCAAACTCTAACTCTAATTTCACCGATATTATCAGTGTTAGAAGCCGCAGGTGCATGTATTTGGAATCTATCTTGAGTGTCGGTATTTACATACTTTCCTCCATTAGCAGAACCGGATAGGATTTCCGGTGCAATCATGGAAACTGCATATCCTCCGCTAATTGTATCAACAGAAATACCTGTTACTGCTACACAAGTTATAGTGCTTAGACCAAACTTACTTGCTAGTATTTCTTCTCCATTAGCAGTGTATGAGGTTATGTCAATAAAAGCATCAACCACATATTCGTCACCAACCACTTTGGGCTTTGTAAAGCCCTTGTGGTCAGCAATCAATGTTACTGTATGTGTCAATTAAAACACCTCACAGAAGGTTTGTGACTTTGCCTTGTCCTTTCCAATACGAGCAACCCAATTCACCAATTGTTCGGTAAAGAGCCTTGTTTCCGAGGGTTCCGACACCGAATGGGTTTCCGTTGCTAATACCATCCTCAAAGTATTGAGTTGGTTTCATAACAGATAGCCATAGATGGTCTGTATCTAGGAACAACATATCGCTAATACAATCGGCATTTGCACCTGTGGAAGCCATAGCAGCAACAGGAATTAGAGGAATATCGTAGTAAGTTGATACTCTAAATCCTACTTCTTGACCTTTAACACCACGAACACCATTTACAGTTGGAACAATTTCTTTTCTATCCATAAATCTCTCTTGTGCTTGTAGCAAATCAGAGATAGTTTGTAGTGTATCATATCCTGTTAGAATAACCTTTGGTGAACCACCCGCAACACGAATTAGTCTTAGCATTTCATTAAGAACAGTTAGTGTTAGTTGGCGAGCATCTCCACTAGCATAAGTATCACCAAAAGTAACCTGCGAATCTAGGAAAGAAGCAGAATTTCGGTTTGATGAAAACAAATTAGTTACTTCAGCAGCAGTCGCACTTGATATTAGATTTGCAGCAGCCATAGCATCTAATTCTCCTTTAGAAGAAACAATCTTGTTTAGAGATGTATAGTTTCTCTCAATTGTATCAACAGTGACTGAACTTGAAACTGTTGAACCTGCTGAATAGAATTCTAGAGGCATAACTAGCATAGCATTCTGAACCTCAGCATGGTGCTTACCCATATCTTCACGCATTTGCGCTCTAATATCGCCAATTCCATCATCAATTTGTGCCATTTCCATAGCCAATTCGCTGAATTCAAATTGATGTGCAATAATTTTAGGACTTGTGAACAATTGCTCATACTTTGGCGCAATAGAAGCCAAACCATCAGCAACAGTATCTAGACCTGCATTTTCAGGAACACCACCAATAATATCTGCTCTAGGAGAAGTTGAACCAATGTTTGCAGCATCTTTTGTTCCTTCAACATCCAATGCTAGGAAGTTACCACTACCACCGGCAGGTCTTTCTGACAATACTCTCCAACCGCTAGAAGTATATGGCCTCTTAGCAATTACTGAAAGAGCATTACATTCACGGTTTAGCATAGACCAAACTTTTTGTCCGTAAACTTGATTGTATAATGCTCCTAGAGAAGAAGCAGCAGTAGTCCCACTACCAACTCCTAGAGAAACATCATGGCCTGTATGAATACCTGCCACTGCACCAACTTGCTTAAGCAATTGGTTGTTTAGTCCCGCATTTGCGCCCATTCCGTAAGTATTAGCCTCTAAATCTGCAATTGTGTTAATATATCCACTCATCTTAAATTCCTCCTACCATCTTGTGAATGTCGTTCCAATCCATTTGTGCAACTTCATCCAATGAAGGGAGTTTAATTTCAGACTCTTCTTGAGCCTTTAGAATAGTCTCTTTCTCAGCAGTTAGAGACTTTCTTAGTTGTGTAAATTCTTCCTTTAGGGAAGCAATTTCTGACTTTGCATCGTAATTTGCTTTAGCGATTGCATCTGTTCTTGTTGTTGTTTCAGCCTTAAATCGGGCTTCAAACTGCTTTTGAAGATTATCGTAAGCCAACTTTTCTAGTTGTTCTTGACGGAATGCTTCGTAAGCCTTCTCAATGTTTCCTACTGACAAATCAAGTGTTTCTAATTCTTCGTTGTTAAATGTCTTAACAACCGGCAAATCAGAAGCCTTTGGGTTTCCGTTGTCAATTACAACTCTATCCGCAGGTTCGCCGATTTCAACGCCTGCGCCATCTAGAGTTGAAAGTAAAGCCTTTGCTTCTCTTTCTCTATCGTCGGACATATCCATCATTTCCTCTTCGTCATCTTTCATTTCCATAGTATCGGCTCTTTCCATTTCATCCATGTATTCACCCATACCTTTCTCTTCTTCTTCTTCTTCTTTTCTTAGCATATTGACTTCCTCCATTAGAGTGTCCAATTCTGCTAATGCTTTTTCTAGTTTACTCATTTTTTTTGCCTCCTTATCTTGCTTTAAAATATCAAATTTCGCTTCCGGGTTTATTCCTTTTTCACATATTGTTACTTCATGCAATTCTAGTTTGCTTATTTCATTGTAATCTCCTAACTCCGGGTGATTTTTCTTTACTTTATGTATTGCTTGCCCCCCAATGCTAAATGACCTCAATGAACCTTTTCTTATGCCTCGATTTATTTCTTTGGCTTTTTCTATATCATCCCTTAATTTAATCACTACAAAAAATCCTACATCATCAACTTCAGTTTTCCATAGTTTTCCGTTCTTATCTCGATACGATTTAATTACCTCTCCGACTTGAACATTTGAATGGTTTGTCATTACATTCCTAAATTTGGGATTCTCCATGTATTTTTCGACTGCATCTTCTAATGCTTTGAGTGTAATTAAATCATTTTGCTTATCAACGATTTCGATGCTTGCATATCCTCCAATCATTAAATCGTCACTTTTGAGTATTCTGAAATCATCATTATGATTAGCCATAATAGCAGATGCCATTCTTCCTCACCCCTGTTTATTTCCTTTCACTATATTAAGTTCACTGTGGAATTTTAATTTTTGCATACTTATCTTCGTAAATATCCCAAATACCATCATCTGTTTTACTATCCACAGGTTCCTGTTCATATCCTGTCCACGCCAACCACATCTTTTTACCCTTTACAGGCAAATATCTAATATGGAGTTTAGTCTCAAACTTGTTTCCATCTAAGAAATATTCATGATATCCATCCCTCTGAACACCTAATTCAACAGTCCCACTATCAATTACCTTTTCTTTTTCTATATTAGTTGCCACTTGTGCAGGATATTTTCCCGCAGCACCAAACAAATCAAACAATTCTTCTTCGTTTTCTAAATCAATAGTCCAATTAATAGTATCTTCACCTAATTTAATTGATAGAGTAATGTTGTCGTCTTCTCTAGCATATATTTTGAAAGGACCGCTTCTTTTTTCTTCGGGAGTTTTATACTCTTTTTTA